TTGTCCACCTATCATCGGTATAGTAAAGAATTGAGAGTCTTCGTCGCCCTTGATAGTGAAGCTGATATGCGCGTGATGATTATGCTTATTGATCCCATCATAAGGACGCCAAGCCCAAGCCTTCTTAGATGAGGCGATGCGGCCGTCGAAGATGATGTAACTAATTCTTTTATCGCCAAACTTTGCAAGGAGTCGAATCTGATCGACCAAGTCATGCATGACATCGGGCTTCCTGCCTGTGCCGTTAAGGTCGCGGTCAACATCGAGGGCGCGTACCCATCCCTGTGCATCTGGATTATGATCAGACTTGCGCGCAGCGTGTCGGGTATCACCGATCCAGCCGTCGCTAGTTGTATCTCGATCTGGGAATGCATTATCAATCTGCTCTCTTAATTGGATGGCAGACTTTGAGAGTCTAGGCTTCATCCAAGTAGGAGTGCCGCTTCTTCTGCTGTAATTCCTAAGCGTTCAAGCAATTCAGATTTAGCGTTGGCCTTGGCAGTTTCTATAGCAATTCTGTCAGCATCTAATTTAGCGTGGAATGCATCAATCATCGGCTGAGCTACTGCATCTTCTTCAAAACTTAAAACATCGCCCTTTTTTAGGCTTGGCTCGTACATGCCATTATCTGGGCCGTATGCAATAACTTCGCCATCTGCATTTTTTACGATTTTATATGTCATGGTGTGTACTCCGTTATTGTGATAGATGATGCCAAAGTTCCGCCGTGTGTATCAAGTCCCGAGTTTCTACCATTAAAAGTTGTGCCGCCAGCATTGCCGCCAATTCTGACTTTAAAAGTAGTAGCACTCGTTGTACCAGCCGTCATTTTGTGTCTAAAGCCAAAACTATAAACTTTCCCACTTGCGCCTCCGATGAGGCTAATTGTGCTAGCTAATGCGTTAGCCGTTAAATCTTGAAATAGTGCAGCCGATAAAGTAGTGTCATTGGCAAGGGCTGCAACTGCAAAGATATCAATGAGTAAAATGCTACTTGCGCTGGTTGGAGTTATTGCTAAACTCATATATTGATCACCCTCAGTATTTTGAGGTATTGTGTTATCGGCTGGAATAGTGCCTGATCCTGTTGCTACCGTGCCTGTCTGTGTGTTTACCATCTGAATGACTTTAGAAGTTGAGCCGCCGATGGTTACATAAGCCGAGCCTGAGTAATACTGGGTTACATCGGTGTCCTTTAGGTAGGTGATCATGCCTTCTTGAGGAGATGTGATAGCTGCGGCGCGTGCTGCCGAGCTTGCAAAGACCATGACTACTTGAGAGGCTAGATAGCCATTTGCGTCGGCCGCAGTTAGCACGTCCCCTGTCGTAAATTCCTTAAATCCTAAGCCTGCTGCCATTGTTTATCTCCTAGTATCCTAATATGGATTGTCCGATTATACCGTAAGTCGATGATCCGATGATGAATCCCTCGACTATAGGCTCAAGTGTTGTTACTGTGCACTTCATGCTGTTAGGGGTTATATCCCACGCCAAGCCCTGCACCTGCAAGGTCTTAACGATTGTCGAGCCATCTGGCTGGACGTTAGTTATTTTCACGTTATCAAAGTAATCGAGGCCAATCATTGTGTCAGTCGGTACATCTGTATCAAGTAGATCGACCGTCATGGCATCGATGCGGATAGTTGTCTCAGCTCTAGTTGCTACATATATCTTGGCAATGTCTAAGACTTGAGCATCTGTCTGAGGAATCATGTCTGTAATTGTTGTGCCGTGAGGGAAGTATTTAGCCGATGAATCTGCATTCACAGAAGTCTGCGCTGTGCCGCCGATGCGTGTCATGCTCGCCTGATTGACGATCAGCTTGTCATCAAAGGCGTATTTAAGGTCTGAGTAAGGAATGCCTGTTGTCTGATTGAACTCAATCGGAGTAGCCGCTAGTGAATTGACGACATCGCTGCGATCCTTAAATTCTGCTGTGCCATCTGGCAGCATAAAGAATGCGCCCTGCTCTGCGAACTCTGCTGCTTTAAGGGCTGCAAGCGCTGTTCGAGCTGTTGCCGGATCTGCCTGAACTGTCGTTGATCCTGTGTCAGTTACTCTCATTGATGTAGGGAATGAGACCTGATCTAAAATCTTTGTTATGCGAGTGCCGGTAGTCTGACCAGCAGTTGCACCTGTAACGGTTGCCACGTTAGCCATCTGAAAGAGTCTAAAGGCGTCCGAGCAGACGATATCGACGTAACCAATTTCCTGCCCTGTTGGATAGTAATACTTGTATGTGTCAACGTAACCAGAGAATAGGAACTCCTGCGCTGTAGCCGTAGTGGCTGCCACGCGGATTTTTCGCAGCGGAGTTAGATAGCCAAAATAAGGTGATGCTGCATTCTGAGGATTGAAGTATGACTCAGGATCTAAGACCCTGACTGTGCAGTTGCCGGACTCGTAGGTATCGCGCATGATGTTACGGCCACGGCTGATCTTGATAGAGCGAGTGACGCTGCTGAGATCGACTGTCGGTGTAGCTACAGTCGAATCACCAAATGCGCTTGTTCCAATAACTCCGTACTTGTCATCGCCAATAACAAAACCAAGGCCGAATGTAGCACCTTGGCTGAAGTCAAAAGATACCGAAATCGTTGCTGGCAGGGTCATAGGATGGCTACTGCGCCTCGGCCACCTGATCGATTAACTTGATTAAACGATCCAGATAGTGAACTGTTAATCTGTGAGTTAGTAATCGCGCCGCCTACTACATCGCCATCGAGATAAACCTCAACGCTTATCGCTTGTGCATTAGCCCCTTGGAATGCATTGACGGCAGACATTAATTCAAGCTGTGCATCTGAGAAGCTAGAGGATGGAGCGACAGGGGCGTTCTGTAATTGTGCTACAGATACGCCTAGCGATGAGGCTGTGTAGTTGAGAAGGTCTAGAGGCAGCGTCCAATTACGATAAGGGTTAGGAGCTTCTGGAGTAGCTAGTAATGCAAGGCGCAACTGCTCATTGCGCTTAATAGCCTCAGTTAGTTGATCAGATAACTGTGTCGCTAGGCTGGCATTTCCTTCAAGGATTGCCTTCTGCAATAGCAAGGAGATGCGATCGGTTTCGCTAATCTTGCCCTTGAGGGCTGCCTCTATTCCGATAGCTTCTAGGTTAAGAGTCTTTGATGCTTTGTCTAGTGCTAGTTTCTTTTTCTGTTCTGCAAGCGATTTAGTCTGAGTTGCCGCTAATTCTTTCTGACGTCTAGCTGCATCTGCTTCTGCCTTCTTGCGAGCAGCATCGTCTCCTGCGCCGGAATAAATACCGATAGGCATTGACCCAAGATAACCCATTTTAATTCTATTGAAAGATGCCTTGAACGCTTTTTCCTGAGAATCAATAATTCTCATTACTTGATTTTCATAATCATCAAATGGATTAAGGGAGGCTAAGATTGCAGCATCGCTTGTAAGGTAGTAAAGTTTCTTGAAGCCAAAGACAGCTGTTGCAACCATGTCTGCAAGCTTTGTCGCTAGACCTTCGATCTTGGCTACGAACTCCTCGGGATCTCCAGCTGCAAAGGCTGAGACTAGAGACTCGACTAAAGCCCCACCGATTTTTTCACTTGCTTCGCCAACTGCTGTGTTAATTAGCTCAAACTTGCCAGCGTAAGTGTCAAGATAGGCGGCATTAGATCCCTTAAATGTCGCGGCAAATTTAGACTGTACATCTGCAAAGCTCATAGTCTTAAGTTCAGCCTGAGATAATCCTAGACCATACTTTTTTAAGCCTTTAGTGTTGCCTACATAAGCACTTGACAGGTCATTAACTACAGTCTCATAATCAACGCCAGAACCGCGTGAGATGTCTATCGCTTGATTGAGTAATTCTTGAGATTTAGTAACTGATCCCGTAGTCTGTAATAAGCGCTGCATTGCCGGACGTAATTGATCATCTGTGATGCCAGACATGGCCGATAGTTCTGATATGTAACGCTCGATGCGTGGAGTCTCAAAGCCTAGACCAAGGTTCTTGACTGACATTGCTAATCTAGAAGCAGCCTTCTCATCGGCGATGAATGCCTTAGCAGCTGCTTTACCAAACTTAATTACTGCGGCAGTTGATAAACCAATGCCTGCTGCGCCTGCAAGTTTTTTTACAGATGACTGTAAACCCTTTACCCCTTTGTCGGCTTGCTTAAGTCCTTTGTTGTCAAAGATTGCGGCAATGCGGATTGCTAGACTTGTATTGGCTGACATTAGCGGCCTCTGTAATCTCTATTGACGCCCTTAGTAACTGCTATGGCTGTTGTCATTGCCTTCTCAATAGCCTTAAGTACCGCGGCGTTAGTCTTGCCTTGATCTTCTGCCCATGCCCTAAATAGTAAACGCCCCTTAGTCTTACGAGTACGGCGTCCGGCTTTGCCTGCCTGCTGGCTATCAACAAGCGGAGGTAATGCATCGATGAATTGACGGCCAGCATTAGGGTTAGCAGATTTATTAACCTTGCCGGATGTGTCAATGTAGCTACTGTACTTGCCTTTAGTAGAGGCTTGGCTAGGTTGGCCTTGTGGACTTTTACGTCCTGCAGTCTCATAGATTGATCCGGCTGCACTCTTATTAAAGATTGTGGCAATGGATCTAAATCCACGTTTATTAGGCTTTGATGGCGCTGTGCTGTACCCAATGCCACGCTTAATATCGCTAGTGCTAAAGACGCGACTTTCCCACACGCCTACAGCATTGCCCCATCCAGATAGGGGTGCGGAGCTAGGGACGAATCCTCTAGCCTTGACTGCGACTACTTTAAGAAGGCCACGGATCTCTTTCTCTGTTTCTTTAGCCAGAGCAGGCTCAACTTTCTTGAGTGCTTTACGAAGCTCAAGTGCGCCGCTTACTTCTGTAGGCATCCTGTTGCTCCTTCGCTCTGTCTTTCAATGCTTTCAGTAACATCTGGAGCATTGATGGATCTAAATCTATTAAGTATTGTGGAGGGATAGCCGTCTCAATGCTCAAGCGAGCGATGAGATAGTGGATGCTATCCCTGCCTAGGCCAAAGGGTCAGACTCTGCAACCTCGACACTCTTGAGAGTTTCAAGGAAGTCTGCACCGAATGGCTTGACTATGGTTCCACTTAACCTAAGGCCTTCCCATGCAAGCCAATAGACATCTGACTGCTTTTCATCATCGCGGAACGCTTTGTGAAATCCCTTTTTAGCATATAGCTCGAACGCGT